CCCATCGCCCGGTCACAACGCAGTCCCCGTCCGCCGCATCCGCGCCGCAGTAGGCCGGTACAGCCTTGCCGTTTACCGTCCATGTATCGCCAGCACTCCATGCCGCCGGGACCTTAAACCGCCCCACCGCGCCGGTGCCCTTCAGGGCGTAGACCTTGCCGGACTTCGTGCAGCTGTACAGCTGCACCGCCGCATCAAGGCTCAGACCCGCCGGGTCATACTCGCCCTTGGTCATCACGGCAGTGCCCGCGTGCAGTTGGGCAAGTTCCGTCTCGATCTGCTGCAAAAACGCCGTGAAGGCGGCGTTCATCACGCCGGTGTCCACGCTGTCCATCGTATCGCGCATCAGGCCGCAGTAGGCTTCGTTCAGCCGCAGGTCCACAATGTTGTCCGTGCTGATCTTCGTAGCGCCGCGCGGGCGCGTCACGCGGTACAGAAAGATTTCATCGTAGTCATCATCCCGGCGCAGCTCCGGCAGGGCAGGGGAGGCCGAGGCCGTGCCCGTGCGCACCTCCAGCCCTGCCGTGTTGGTGTTCTTGTCGTAGGTCAGGGCAACGGCATCCCAACGCGGGTTTGTGCCGTCCGCATCCGTAAAGGTCAGCTGGGTATTGGCCAGCAGGTACGGGAACGCCGCCCAGTATGTGCCGGGGTGGATGCACCCCACACCGGGGCCGATGGTCAGTGTGTTGTCGCCGTTGGCCGTAGCGGTAAAATCCGCCGCGTGCAGTATACCGCGGCTGCGCGCAGCATAAGCCGCACCCAGCGCCTCGGCGGTATACTCTTTATTGTCCAGCGGCCAGCAGGTAAGCTCTGTCATTTGGCTCACTCCTTAAATGTGAAATGGTCCAGCACCGGCCGCAGGCTGCCGCCGGTGCTCTCATAGATCAGGCGGATGCTCGCCACCCGCGCCACAGCGTTCAGTCCCAGTTCCTCCACCCGCACCGGCACCAGATCGCCCAGTTCGTAGTCCGTGCCGTAGATCAGGTTGGTGTTGGCCGCGGTGCATTTCAGCTGCCGCGTGCTCATGTGGTTCTTCAGCGCCGCGCGCGCGTAGTTCTGCACGGCAGCCTGATACTCCGCCTCGCTGTATTCGGCGTCGCTTGTCGTGCCGTCGGCGTTCTGCACAGTGTATTTATGCCGCACGCTGCTCCCGTCTACCCATAGCTCCCGCCGGGCATTGCCGCGGGCCGTCAGGTCGCCCAGCTCGCAGAAATACCGGGTAAAGCTGTCGTTCTCGCCGGGCTCCTCACCGCCGCACAGCACCACGTTGGCGTAATCGCTCGCGTCCTGCGTGTACACCGCGCCGGATAGATTCTGCATCCGGGTGGAAAAATAACCGTTGTACAGCGCCGTGCCCGGCACGCTGCGGTCCTTGCCCTGCAACAGCTCCAGCGTCTGGGCGGCGGTGGCAGGGTCAAAGCGCACCCGGCCCCCAAAGCCGCCCGCCTGCATCAGCTGCACGGCCGCGCTGGCGCAGTCCGCCCAGGCCACCGTCTCCTCGCAGGGGGCCGTAAACCCGGCAGCTGGCGGCACGGCCACGCCCAGCCCGCGCAGATTGGTACGGCAGACCTCCAGCAGGCCCGCCGCGCCGTCCGTGATGGTGCGGCTCCCGCGGGCGGTCCGCCTCTTGAACAGGCACAGGCTGAACTTCCCGCGCACCGTCATTCGATGGTTGTCTCCGTCGGCCTCCGCCGCCAGCACCACCGCGGCCAGACCGGGGGTATCCGGGTTGTACAGCACCGCGTCCAGCACCAGCAGCGCGCGGTTCGTCTCTGTCGCCGCGCAGACCAGCTTGAACTCGCCCAAATCGTCAAACGCCGGCATCCATTGCAGGCTGTCCGCGCTCTCCGCCATGCCCACACGCACACCGTCATGGTATACATACAGGCGCAGGATGTCATACACCGCTCGCCACCCCCTTCGGGGCCGTGACGATGGCCGTCAGGTTTTCATTCCCCTCGTCCGCCGTCATCCGCAGCACATTGTCGCCGGGTGTCAGCATCATCCACAGGTCGCTGTCAATGTCCAGCAGCCGGAATCCGTTGTCCTCCGCGCCGTCTGCCGTGTAGTACCGGCAGCCGCGGTTTCCGTCCGCTGTGCAGATGACCGCGCGCTCATGCGCCTGCATCGTGGTGTTCAGCCGGATAAAGGTCCGCGTGCCGTTATTCCACAGCATCGGGTTTTTCACCTTGGCCGCCGCCTGCAGGTACAGCGTAAAGGCTGTCTCGGCGTTGCCGTCGTTTACAAAATTCGTGTACATATTGTGCTTGTACCGGCTGATCGCGAAGTTTCTCACTGTCGAGACAGGCGTTGGGAACCAGGCAGGCTCCATGCCGCCCAGCAGCATCCGGGCCGTGTCCTCGGTGCGCCAGTAGGGGAATGCCGCTTTCAATTTGAACTGAAAGTTCAGCAGGTTGGCCCCGCCGCTCACAATAGGCGTCTGCGCGGGCACAACGTCCAGATACCAAACCGTGCTTCCCACCGTCTTGCACCAGCGTCCCGCCGTCAGGGGCCGCACCAGCTTCTTCAACAGCGCCTCGTTGGCGTCCAGGTCCCGCAGGATAGCCCCCGTCACGGTGATGCTGCGCTCACCGACGGACTGATTTGTGATCGTCTTGCCGGTCTGCCCGTAGGACTGGCTCGTTTTCGTCTCGATGTCCAGCCCGTCGTCGCCGCTCATATCGGTGATCCAGAAATCACTGTCCGCGGCAAACCGCAGGCTTCGGCCATCCGCGGCCTGATAGGTATATACCGGCACGGTCCGCGCCATGCTGCACCGCCTCCTTTATGGGATTCCCCACCGCAGCCGGTTCATCATGTCCTCCGCCTCACGGGTGAGCTCGGATTCCGACAGGCTGTCATGGGTGTAGAAATTATTCGTCTGCTGGTAGGCAACGCCGGGCTGCGGCTGCCAGCTGGCTGCCGCCGTCTGCTGGTTGCCGCGCAGCACGCCAGCCACCTGAAGCTGCATGGGCTGGGCCGTTGTCAGCGCCAGCGCATCGGCGGCATCCTCGACCATCCACAGATTGTCCCGGATGCCCTTTGCAAGCCCCCTCATAAAATCGGGCATCCACTGCTCATAGCTGCGCAGCGGCCCGATGTCCGGGCGGGAGAAGTGAATAACCGAGGCAATGGCAGACGCCACATTCTTTACAGAGCCAACAACACCGTCGATCATGCTCGTGATGCCGCGGATCATGCCCTGGATCATATCCTTGCCCCATTGGCAGAACTTTTCCGGCAGGCTCTTCAGATAGGCGATGGGCTGCTCCATCATTCCCTTCACGCTGCTGCTAACAAAGCCCGCCATATTCTTGATGCCGCTGCCCATCAGCTTAATGACCTTGCCGCCCAGATCCAGCCAGTTGAAGGCGGTCCACACATCCACAACTGCCTGTATGATTTGCGGCAGATTCGCCACCAGTGTCGGGATTGCCTGGATAAGCCCCTGTCCCAGCGTAACGATCAGCTGCACGCCCGCCACCAGCAGTTTCGGTGCGTTGTCGTTGATGATGCCCGCAATGTCCGACACAATGCCCGGCAGATACGCGATCATCGTCGGCAGACCGTTCATCAGTCCGGTTGCCAGATTCAAAATGAGCTGAATGCCCGCATCCACAAGCTGCCCGGCGTTTTCGCGCAGGCCACTGGCAAGGCTTGCCGCCACCGGCAGTGCCTGTGCCAGCAGCTGGGGGATGCCGGTCACAAGGCCGTCCCCCAGCTTGCCCAGCAAATCAATACCGGTCTGCAAAAGCTGCGGCCCGACATTGGTGGCCAGGTCGGTAAATACCGCCGCCAGACCCTGCGCCAGCCCCGCAATGCCGTTCTGCTGCACGCTCTCGGACAGTGTCTGCAGATAGCCGCCCGCCAGCGCCACGCCCTCGCCCAGCCGCCCGCTCACGGCATCAAACAGCGCCGTGCCCAGGTTCTGGGCGTTGGTCTTCACGCCATCCAGCTTGTAGGCCATCGTGTCGGTCATCGTGTCATAGGCCGTCTGTGTCGCGCCGCTGTCGGTCTGCATCTGCTGCAGCACACCGTTGAACTTGTCCGCGCCGGAGCTTGCCAGCGACAATGCGCCCGTACCGGCCTCTACGCTGCTCCACAGTCCCGCAAACTTCGTGGCGTTGCCGCCCACGCTGTCGTACAGCACCTGCAGCACATCGCCCAGGCTCTTACCGTCGGCGTTCAGCTCGGCAAAGCTCTTGCCGGTCTGCTGCTTCAAGATTTTGCCCACCGTCGAGCCGGTGTCGCCCAGCTCGTTCAGCATCGACTTTGTATAGGTCGATGCCTCCGCCGTGGCAATACCGTTTGCCGTCATGATGGCCAACCCGCTGGACAGGTTCTCCAGACTCACGTTGTAAGCAGCTGCCAGCGGTATGACCCGGCCCATGCTGCCCGCCAGCTCGTCAACGCTGGTTTTGCCCAGGTTCTGCGTCGTCAGCAGCACGTCCGAAACGTGCCCCGCCTCGTCCGCGCCCTTGCCGTAAGCATTCAGTGCCGTCGTCAGGATGTCCACCGCCGAGGCGCTGGACGTAAAGCCTGCCGTTGCCAGCATGGACGCCTGCCCGGCAAAGGCCACGGCGTTGCCGGTGTCCTGTCCGGCGCTGATGGTCTGATAGGCCGCCTCGGCGATCTCATTCGCGCCGATGTGCATGTCACCGGACACCTGCAACACCTGACTGTTCAGGCTCTCCAGCGGCACCTTGGCCGTGTCGGCAATCGTGCCGACCTTAGCCATGGCACTCTCAAACGCAGTGCCGCCGGTAAAGGCGCTCTGCAGCATCTTGCCGATGCCCGCCGCCACCACGACCTTTGTCAGGTTGCCCACCAGCGCCGAGCCCAGGCTCTTGCCGCTGATCTTACCGGCAGACGCCGCCTCGCCGCCCATGACCTCGGCCAGCTTGCCGCTGATGCCGTCCGCCGACGGTATGATCTGCACATAAGCACTCGCCAGCGATTGCTTCGCCATTTCCTTCACCTCTCTCCCTTAAGCCTTCCCCCTCGGGGGAAGGTGCCGCCGCAGCGGCGGATGAGGGCAGACCTCCCGCAGCCTGCCGTCACCCCGCTCCCAATATCCTCGCCCGCGCCGCCTCATAGTCCGCCGCACAGGAAAAGCCGGTGGCCTGCCGCTGGCCGGGCACGCCCAGCAAACGGTTCACCACCGGCTCCGGGCGGCTACGACCCTTCTGTCCATCCTTCGTCTTGCCCCAGACCAGCAGGTGCAGCGCATCCACCGCAGCGCCCAGCAGCAGCGTGTCCACTGTGGACACGCTCCCGGCAAGCGCCATCCGGGTGCGGCTGTTTTCCCGCAGGCCTGCGGCCAGCGTGGCCGCCAGCGGCAGACCCAGCGCCCGCCAGTCCAGCGCATGGTAGGTCTCGGCCATGTCGCAGGTCAGCTCATCCGGGAACCGCCCGGCCATGCAGGCGAGGGTCAGGAGTTTTTTGCCTGCCTGCCGTTCTGGAAGATGTCGTAGATTTCCGTCGCGACGGCCTTCACCGGCACCGTGCCGTCCTCATCACGCACGTGATCGTACAGCTTCTGCTTGGCATTCGCGTCCAGCAGCAGGTTCACCACCTTGGGCAGCGCCGCACCGTTCGTCTCCAGCTCGGTCAGCGCATCCAGCAGCTCCATGTTCTGGATGCGCTTCTCCGGGATGCAGTACACAAATCCGCTCTTTGTTTTCCCCGTAAACATCATGCGCTGCCTTTCTTCAGGTACTCATAGTGGGTGTTGCCCGTACTGTCCGGCGTGGCCGAGATCGTCACGCCGTAACCCAGCGCCTCGTCGTCCTTGTAGACGATGTCCTCGATTTCGGTGATCTTCGCGCAGGGGACAACGACGCGCTTCACGGTATCGCCGTTCAGGATGGTCTCAACCACCCAGCAGGCGTCCTGCTGCTCCTTGGCGTTGGCCTTCACCGTCAGACCGGTCTCCAGATCGCCAGTCACGTTGTCGTCGCGGTAAACGGCCTTCAGCACCTCCGCGTTCAGTGCCTCGATCAGCTGGAACTGGAAGGTGTCCGGCTTCTCGGTCTGGTAGGTGTGCACGGTATCGCCGCCCCATGCCTTGATGCTGTCGCTCTCGGGGGAGTTGGCATTCGTCATGCCGTCCTCGCTGATGTACCCCAGCGACTTGAACGCCTTGTCCAACTCCGCTGTGGCATCGGTGGGCAGCGTAGTACCAAGCGGCGCACGCCATACCGCACCGCCGACCTTCGGCTTGCTGACCGTCACCAGTTTTGCATCTGCCATATATAACCTCGCTTTCTTCCTAAGCCTTCCCCCGTGGGGGGAAGGTGCCGCCGCAGCGGCGGATGGAGGAGGGCAGCCCTTGCCCCGCCTGCCGTTAATAATACACGATCTCAAACACCGCCTGGTATCTGTATCGCCTGTTCGCCGTATCGGTGAAATTGTAGTCACGGACCAGTCTGCACGCTCCTACGCCGGTCAGCGTTGCCAGCTCGGCCATCGCTTCCACAACGTCATCATCCAGCCGGGCCGCCTGCAAAAGCGTCTCGCCGTAGCTCTGCACGGCCACAGTGGCCTGCTTCAGGCCGGTGCTGCGTCCGCCGCCGGTCTTTTCCACCACGGCAAAGCTGCCGGGGGGACTCCTCGGCACCTCCGCCAGCACCGGCACGCGCAGCTTTCCGCCCAAAAAGTTCAAAACTGTCGTCTCGATCATTTCAGTGCCTTCTCCAGTGTGTTGTTTCTGTAGTTGTCGCGGCGGGCATCCGCTGTGGCGGGGTAGATGTCCGCCACGGCGCGCTTTTTCGCCACGCCCACGCGGCTCTCGTAGCCGTCGCCGCAGCGTGCCGCAGCAGCCTTGGCCTGCTCGTCCAGGATCTTCTGCATCTCGGCGCCCTTCAAAAGCGCCCGGACGCCTGCGCTGTGCAGCTTGATACGCACTTTATTCATAGCGCTCCACCTTGACCTTCTTATTCCAGGCAAGCGGCAGCAGCTCCTCGATGCCCTCGGTCACGCCGCCGTAGGTGCGCCATTTCCGGCCAAAGAACTCTACCGTCACGCCGTCCCAGTCGTGTGTGTCGCCCTTGGGGATCGCCAGCACGTAGGCCAGCCGCCTGCCGCAAAGCTGCAGGTCGCTCACTACTGCATCCGCGTCCGGCTCTCCGATCAGCACATTGTGCACCATCACCGGCGTCTCGCGCCAGACCGGCGCGTGGAATTCATCCTCGCCGTCCTTCGTCCTGACGTACAGCAGCACATCAGCCCCGCGGATCATGTCAGATCCTCCAGCGGGCTGTGTGCCCCCACGCGGCTGCCCAGACCCAGCAGCCGCTTCTCCAGCTTTGACAGATACAGCTCGCCGCTGCTGCCGCCGCTCATCGTCCAGCTCTGGGTGTAGCCCATCGCGGACGCAGACCCCTGGGTCGCCCCCATGGGGTACAGCTGGGCCGCGGCTCCGTCGCCTAAAACGCGGCGCACCATGCGGCAGCTCACCAGCTGCTTGCGATCCGGTGCGGCATTCTCGCTGCATGTGTCGATTATGGTAGCGGCCTCTTCCAGCAAAGCCAGGCAGCGGCGCTGCTCATCCTCCTCCAGCTTGCGGAAGCCGGCCTCCACATCGGCCAGGGTAGCATATCGCATGGTGCGCCTCCTTAGGTCGCCGCCTCGGTACGCTTGATAAACAGCGTCTGCGGCTTGGATACCTTGATACCGTACACCTTACGGCCCTGCACGGCGCTTGCGCCAATGTACTTGCCGCTTCCGTTCAGATCCTGCAGATGCACGGGGACCTGCCACTCCATAACACGGTGGCACCAGTTCGGGTGCCCGCAGATGAAGTCGGTGGTGGTCTTTTTGCTGGCAACGCGGTTCGCGTTCTCAAAGTCCATGTTGTTGGACTCATACACCGCAAAGCCTGCGATTTTGCCCACAGCGCCGGTCTGCACCAGCTCCTGGGACAGGTCGCCCTGCTTGATGAAATGGCTGTCCAGCATCAGCACCTCCATGTACTCCGGGGATGCGATCATGAAGCGGCCATCCTTAGGCACGCCCTTACGGCCCAGCACGCGCTTGGCCTGCAGCGCCAGCTTGTAGGCGTTTTCCTCGGTCACGGCGCTCTTGGTGGCGCAGATGTTTGCGCCCGTTGCGCCCTGCAGGGCCTCCAGACTTGCCTTGTCGATGGACAGTGCCTGGCTGTAGCCCGCGCTGTCCAGACGGTCCGCCACAATGCCGTCCGGCACGCTGGCGGCATCGTAGCCGTCGATCAGCTCGTTCACGGCCTCGTCGTGGTCGATGTCCTGGTCAAGGTAGGGGGTCGTACCGGCCTTCGGGTCGATGCCGTTGGCCTTGTCGTAGGCCTTTACCTCCACCTCGGTGTCACGCACCGGGATCTTGACCTTGCCGCTCTTGGGGTCGCCCTCGTAGCGGCTGTTGAAGATTGCATTATCGCGGGTCACCAGCTGATTGCGCAGCTTTGCGTCCACCAGCTTGCTCCAGCGTTCCTGATTTGCATGTGCCATAAAAAATTACCTCTCTTTCTCTCAAGCCTTCCCC